GCTCGTCTCATCAATTCTAGAGTGGACAAATTCAGGGTCTTTTCTGGTCCCTTGTTCAAAGCAATTGAAAACATCATTTATGATCTTGACGGCTGCATACGGTTCATTAAACACATCCCAGTCCATTTACGGCCCCTTCTCATCAAGTTGCTTCGTAGAATGGGGTTCAGGTACTTCTCTACGGACTTTACTGCCTTTGAATCACACTTCACCCCTGCTCTCATGCGGGCAGTTGAATGTCAACTTTACTTACATTGTCTCTCCAATTCAGTTGATGCTCAATTCATCTGTGATGTCCTCACCGGTCCGAACCGAATGCGCACACGCAGTGGCGTTAAGGCTACAGTCGATGGAAGGAGAATGTCAGGAGACATGTGCACGTCTCTTGGAAATGGATTTACAAACCAGATGCTTGCACTCTACATCGCCTTTTTGCATGACGGTAACATCTATGGTTTCGTTGAAGGAGACGATGGACTCTTTGCTGCCGACTTTGAACTCAAAGCTGAATACTACGCTGACCTTGGTTTCACAATTAAGGTCGAGGAAGTCTGCGATCCCTGCGAGGCTTCGTTCTGTGGCATGGTCTTTGCCGAATCTGGTCAAATTATCAGGAACCCGTCGAAGTTCATTATGGGTTTTGGTTGGACGGGTTCGCTCATCAATGCCGGACCCAAGATCATGGATCAGTTACTGCTGGCAAAATGTCTTTCTGTACTCCATGAGACTCCTCATTGCCCAATTGTATGGGCTTTTGCCAAGTACGGATACAACAGGACAAAATATACCCAGCCCAGATTCGTACGAGACGGGTTTCACTTACAGTCACCGCTCATCAAAGCCTACGAGATATTCAGAAGAAGCCCTAATAGAAGTGCCACATTCCTTCGCTCCTTGGCATCTAGTGGATATCAAGGAGGATTATGGTACCTCACAGGCTTCGCAGCAAGAACTTTGTACTTTTCTGCGCTCTCACTATCCCGCAAAGACGACCTCTTTCTTGCATGCCTCCCAAATGGCTACGGTACTCCGGCCATGGACACGCGACTGTTATTTGAAC